TCTATAATTTCAAAATGGGAGATTTATGATAAGAGACTGTTTGAGCTGTACTTTATGCAAGGGCTTTCATTAAGAGCTATTTCAAAGGGTTCTAAGATAGGATTGACATCAATCCATACATCAGTATTAAATTATAAAAGAATATTAAGAGAGAGTCTCTCAGAGGACTTAATGGATTACTTTAACCAAGATTTTGATAAAATAAACTAATTATGAAAAGAGATAAATATTATTTAGATTTAGAAGCAAAAGGACACTACGATACTGTAGACAAAAGAAGTAAAGATTACAGAGAGTATAAGGAATGGAAAGAGTCAAACAAGACTAAGAGTTACGAAGAGTTAAAAGATAGTGTAGCATCAGCACCTAAAGGTCTTGGAGATAGTGTAGCTAAGGTTACCTCAGCAATAGGATTAGACAAGCTGGTAAAAGCTATTGTAGGAGAAGATTGTGGTTGTGATGAAAGAAAAGAGAAATTAAATAAAATATTTAACTATAGAAAACTTGAGTGTGTAAACGAAGATGATTTCGATTATTTAGTTGATTTCTTTAAGGGTAATCCTAGTAAAGTATCTCACGAACAGAAGGTTAGGTTAGTTGGTATTTATAACTTTGTGTTCAATGAAAATGAAAAACCTACTACTAGTTGCTCATCTTGTATATCAAGAGTTGTAAATAATCTTAAAAAGTATTTGGTAGTGTAAATATAATTCCATAGTTTTGTTGAAACTTAAAACAATAAGGTTATGAAATTAACGAATAAACAGAAATTAGCTAAGTATTGGAATCACAATATCAATCCAATAACAGGGTTTAAAGAAGACAGCAGGTCAGATAAACTTGTAGTAGAAAGAAAAGAAAATGCATTAATCGCTATCCACAGAGGTAAAAACAAATAGTATATGAAACTTATATTTGATGCTGATAGTTTAATATATGCCTCTTGCTTTAAAAGTAAAGACAATAGGATAGATGATGATGATTTGTATGAAACAGACGTAGATGTAGCTTTTGACAAGTTTAACGATAGGTTTGGTACTTACTTAGCTTTCTTAGAAGATTTAGTCCCTATAGACGAGGTTGTGTTTTGTAATGGTTCTAAGAATAACTTTAGAAACCAAATCTCTTCTGAATACAAAGCTAATAGAACAGCAAAGAGACCAGAAATACTAGGTGCTTTACATAACTTAGTAAAGTTTACTTATGATGCTGTATGGGGAGATGGAGTAGAGACTGATGATGTAGTAGCTACACTATGGGCTAATGAAGTTGCTGAGAATGGTATTGATAGTGTTATCATTATGTCTTTAGACAAGGACTATAAGCAATTCCCTTGTTGGCTATATGATTATAACTACAAGACAAGAGGTTTATCTAAGATTTCAGAACTAGAATCTAAGAACAATTTCTACTCACAGATGATTGTAGGCGATTCTGCAGACAATATAAAGGTTTGTAAGGGCTATGGAAAGGTTTATGCCTCAAAGTTGCTTAGAGACGCTAAAAATGAGTATTCTATGATGAATAGAACTTATAGACTATACAAGCAAGTGTATGGAGATGAAGCTAAGGATAAGTACGAGGAAGCAAAGTCATTACTAACACTAAAGACCGACTGTAATGAAAATATTATTAAGTGAGAACCCAATAATTAATGAGTACTTTGAATATGCAATGGAAGAGATAGCTTCTGGTATAGATAAAGAGACTTTAAGAGATTTATTGTTCCACTTTGAAGAGCAAGAGGAGTATTTAGCTTGTGCAGGAGTGAATAAGGCAATACTTATTTATGAAGAGTATAATAATTGGTTAGACGAACAAAGTAGAATAGATAGAGATGAAGAAGAAGAAGAATAAACAGAATGAAAGAGTTAATTGGGCATTAAACCCAGATAAAGAGGTAGTTGATATGATTGAGAGAGCAGAAGGTATCTGTGGATTCTCTTTATTAGAAGATTGCAGGAGAACTGAGTTAGTTGAGGCTAGAAGTATGGTCTTTTACATATTAAACAAGGAAAAGAGAGTTATAACTCAATCTATATCTGATTCTTTAGTTAAATTAGGTTTTATTAGAATTAGGAGTGCTATAACTCATAGCATACTTAATTTTGAGTGTTATTATAATAGTTCAGAGTTTGCAAGGGAACTTTATGCTGATTTAACAGATAGAGAAATTGTTGAAGAGGTAGAGAAACCTAGAAGAAAGTTAACTGATTTAGAGTATTATCTAACAACCATACCTTTGGATATGCACTATAGATTACTTGATACAGTTAAGTTAAAGGTTCGCTCTTTTGATTGGAAGAGTAGAGATAATGTTAAATCTTATGAAATGGAAATATAATGGAAGTATTTGATAACGAATTACACGACTATTTAAGTGGTCTAGAAGAAACAAGTGAATGTAAGGAATGTGGTACTTCAATAGACGAAGGAGATAACTATTGCAGTAGAGATTGTTTTAAAGCATCAATGTTGTAAACAAAATAACTAAATGTTAGTTACCTTATTATGAGCAAATCAGAAGAGATTAAACCAACCGATGGAAGAAAAGGGAATAGTAGAAAGAAATCTATTCCTAAGCTTCCTATTCCGAACAAAGAAAGGTCTAACACACCTGCAATGAACCACGCTAAGAAGAACAGAAAGAAGCAATATGCTAAGAAAGCTATCAAGAACATATTTGGTAGTGAAGTTAATGCTTTTGAGAGTCTAGCTAAGAAAGCTGAAGAAGGTAGCTATAACCATATGAAGTTACTACTTGACTTTGCTTATGGAGAAGACGAGAAAGACACTTCTGTTAAGATACAAGCACCTACAATTAACTTCTTTGGAGATAGTATAGAAGGTAAGAAGATTAAAGATAAGATTATAGACGTAACGCCAAAGGATGAATAACATAAACATACACGAGAAGTACATACCTATTTTCAAAAACGAGAGTAGGTATTTTGTTATTACTGGCGGAAGAGGAAGTGGAAAGTCTTTTGGTATTAATGTATTCTTATTGAACCTAACGTATGAGAAAGGACATAAGATATTATTCTCTCGTTACACTATGATTTCAGCCCATACCTCTATTATACCAGAGTTTATTGAGAAGATTAACCTAATGGGTGTTCACGATGACTTTAGGATAACTAAGGATGAGATAATGAATCTAAAGACAGGTAGTTCTATTATCTTTAAAGGTATTAGAACCTCTTCTGGAAACCAGACTGCTGCTCTTAAATCTCTTAATGGTATTACTACCTTTGTAGTAGATGAAGCAGAAGAACTAGTAGATGAGAGTGTATTTGATAAGATTGACTTTTCTATACGTTCTCAGCTAAAACAAAACAGAGTTATACTAATACTTAACCCTACAACTAAGGAGCATTGGATATACCAAAGGTTCTTTCAGAATGAAAACATATTACCAGCATCAAACTTGCAAAAAGGAGATGTAACTTATGTCCATACAACCTACAAAGACAATAAAGCTAACTTATCAGAGTCATTTTTAAGTAGAATCTTTGAGATGAAAAGTAAGAGACCAGATAAGTATCAGCACCAAATACTAGGAGGTTGGTTAGAGAAAGCAGAAGGTACTATTATAAGGAAATGGAGAGTTGGAGATTTTATACCTACAGAAAATACTTGTTATGGGCAGGATTTTGGATTCTCAGCCGATTTAACGACACTTGTGAAGATTTCTGTAGATAAACACGCTAGAAAGGTTTGGGTTAAGGAAATCTACGGAAAAGCTAATCTAAACACATCTGAAGTTGCTGCAAGGAATAAGAATGAATGTGGTATGGATTTGATAATATGTGATAACTCAGAACCCAGACTAATATCTGAGCTAAAGAATTTGGGTATAAACATTAAGCCAACTGTAAAAAGAAAAGGTAGTATCTTATCTGGTATTGCTTTGATGCAGGATTATGAGATAATAGTAGATAGAAACTCTCACGGTATTATAAGAGAGCTGAACAACTATGTATGGAGAGATAAAGGAGAAGTGCCTATTGATAAGTTTAATCACTTTATAGATGCTATACGTTATGGAATGATGTACTTAGTGCAGGGAGTTAATTCTGGAGTTTATGTGATACGATAAAAATATCTTATGTTTAATATAGAGAGGGTAAATTAATTTTTATCCTCTTTCTTGTTTAAAATAATTCCGTCTTTGTTATGGAGGTCAAACTATATTTTATTCCGTCTTTGTTATGGTGGGGTAGTATGGATTT